TTACTACAATCGCTTGCTCAACGACAAAATATAAAGCCAGAAAAGTTTACTTATTATGTGAGAACAGGTAGAATAGAAAAACTAGATTGGATGTTTTCAGACGAACAACCCATACAAGAAGGACTAGAAGCATTATGGTAAGAGTGATTGCAATGGGTGGTGAGCCAGCAACTGGTAAGACTACGTTGATGTTTCGATTGATTTCAATGGCTGATGATTGGCAGGTTGTGAAGCCAGAAAAGTTGCTTGATGCGATGTATTCCAAGAAATTGAATCTCTATATTCTTGGCAAGTATGTCAACGATGGCAACGTGTTTCAGGGAACAGATCGATTATCAATGGCAGTTCAGCCAGATGCTGAAAAGTTTTTTTCAACTTTAGATTATGAAGGTAATCCGATCAATATTATCTTCGAAGGCGATCGCTTGTTCAACGGGAAGATGCTTGATCAACTTGCGTCTGCGTTCCCAAATGATTTCAAGGTGCTAATTCTGAGAGTCAAAGACAGCACTCTTGATCAGCGTCACATTGATCGTAAAGATGATCAAGATGATAAATTCAAAAATTCTCGTAAAACGAAAATCTCGAATATCATGAGTTCGCTAACGCTCATGGACTATATAGAGACAATGGTCAACGAAAATCACGATGATCAGGCAAAGATCATTGACTATATTAGAAAATTTTACAACTGGAGTGAATAATTATGCAGTTAGAAGTATCCGTAGAAGAACTACGCAAGAATAAACTCTTTATCGCAACCCCAATGTATGGCGGCTCTGCGCACGGTATGTATGTAAAGTCGTGCCTCGATCTTCAATCTGTCTGCACTCAGTATGGTATTGAAGTGCGATTCTCGTTCATCTTCAATGAGTCTCTGATTACTCGTGCTCGTAACTATCTTGTTGATGAGTTCTTGCGCGCAGAAGGTTACACGCATCTTCTCTTTATCGATGCTGACATTCATTTCGACCCACGAGATGTAATTGCACTGCTTGCATTGAAAAAGGATGTCATTGGCGGACCATATCCTAAGAAGTCAATCAAGTGGAGCGCAGTCAAGGAAGGCGTCAAGCGTCATCCTGATATTACTCCAGGAGATATGGAAAAACTCGCTGGCGATTTCGTCTTTAATCCAGCACCAGGCACTGAGAAGTTCTCAGTTGCTGAACCAATTGAAGTTCTCGAAATTGGCACAGGCTACATGATGGTCAAACGTGAAGTGTTCAGCAAATTTGCTGAAGCCTATCCGCAATTGAAGTATCGTCCAGATCATGTTGGTCAAGCCAACTTTGACGGTTCACGCTACATTCATGCCTATTTTGATACAGTGATCGATAGCAAGGCAAATGGTGGTCGTGGATCTGATCGTTATCTTTCTGAAGACTATATGTTCTGCCAGTGGTGGAGAAACATCGGTGGTCAGATTTGGCTTTGCCCATGGATGAAGACGCATCACGTTGGAACCTATGCATTTACTGGTGATATGCCAGCCGTTGCCAATTTCGTTGGATCTCTATAATCTTATATGATTGTTGGACTTGTTGGCTTCATTGGAGCAGGGAAAGGCACAGTCGCAGATCTCTTGGTAGAAAGACATAATTTTCTCAAAGAGAGTTTTGCGAATAGTGTGAAAGATTCTTGTGCTGCAGTGTTCGGTTGGGATCGTGCTCTGCTTGAGGGTGATACTCCAGAATCTCGAGCATGGCGCGAACAACCAGATGAGTGGTGGTCTAAAAAGTTTGGTCGCGAATTCTCTCCGCGACTCGCATTACAATTGATGGGAACAGAGGCAGGACGGGATGTTTTCCATCCTGACCTCTGGGTTCACACAACTATGCGTCGCTGTGAATTATCACCTACAAATAATTATGTGATTGCTGATGTGAGATTTCCAAATGAAATCAATGCTATACGAAATTCTGGCGGACATATTATTCGTGTTCGTCGTGGTTCTGATCCTGAGTGGTATGATCTGGCTAGAGAATGCAATGTATACAATAAACAAGATGTGATGCGCAATGCATATCCAGATGTGCATTATTCTGAGTGGGCTTGGGTTGGCAGTGCATATGATGTGTCCATGGACAATAATTGTACATTGGATGAATTGAAGAAAAGAGTTGACGACGTGATTGATTGTTTATATAATAACTGTGTGGAGCAAATTGAGGATTAAATTATGAAACTTTCCGAAGGAACCGTGGCAATTCTTAAGAATTTCTCGACTGTAAATCAAAGTTTACAATTCAAGTCAGGAAATACTCTTAAGACTATCTCGCCTCTCAAAACTATTTTCGTAGAAGCAACTGTTGAAGAAAACTTTCCAAAGGAGTTTGCACTCTATGATCTAAACAAACTGCTCGCAAAGGTATCGCTTTATAAGGAAGCGCATCTTGCTTTTGATGATGACAAGATAAACATCTCTACAGAGAACAAGAAAAAGTCTGATTTCATTAAGTATTGTTCACCGAAAATCATCATCATCCCGCCAGAAAAGAATATTACTATTGGCGATGCAGATTGTTCATTCAGTCTTTCGCAAGAAGATTTAGATTGGATGCGTAAGAGTGCTGGCATTTCTGGCTCACCAAACTTTGTATTTGAGAGCGATGGTTCTACAATTCAGTTTATTGCAACTGATGTAAAAGATGATTCAGCAGATCAATCAAAGATTGAAATCGGCACTGGTGATGGAACGAAATTTCGTGTTGTTATGAAGGTTGAAAATTTTAAACTTCTTGATGGCTCATACGATGTTGCAATTGCAAAAAAGGGTCTGGCTCAGTTCAAACATAAGACTGTTGCGATTACCTATTACATCGCGATTGAAGCAGCAAGTTCAACCTTCGGGGAATAATAATGGCACTTGATAAAGCAAAGGTTCTGGGGTGCCTTCAAGAAATCTCAAACTCTCTGACTCGAGTCGAAGCCGAACGTGATCTCATCAAAGAAATTCTCGACAAGATGCAGGATGAGTGTGAGATTCCCAAGAAGTTGGGGCGTAAACTGGCGAGGACTTATCACAAACGTAATTATGAAGAAGAAGTTGCAGAACAGAGCGATTTCCAAACTATTTACGAAAACGTGGCTAAATAAGTCTATTGGGGTGCAATTTCTATTTGACGGCACACTCCGCCAGACTGCTCGCCGTGGGAGTTCACCTTCCCCACCCCAACCTTTTATTATGAGGTTTTATTATGAACGAAGTGTTATGGGTCGAAAAATATCGACCGCATACTATTGCTGATTGCATCCTCTCCGAAGAATACAAATCTACTTTCCAGTCCTATGTGGATCGGAAAGAGATTCCGCATTTGCTTCTTTGTGGTGGTCCAGGTACAGGTAAGACTACGGTCGCTCGAGCATTGTGTAATGAGATTGGTTGCGACTATCTGATAATTAACGGCTCAGATGAGTCAGGCATTGACACCTTCCGAACAAAGATTAAGAACTATGCAAGTTCAATGTCAATGACTGGCGGCAAGAAAGTAATTATCATTGATGAAGCAGATTATTTGAATCCAAACTCAACACAACCCGCCATGCGTGCTGCGATGGAAGAGTTTGCGCATAACTGCACATTCATAATGACTTGTAATTACAAGAATCGTATCATCGAACCGCTGCATTCTCGTTGTGCAGTCATCGAATTCAAACTTCGCAAAGAAGATAAGCCGAAGATGGCTGTTGCATTTATGAAGCGTGCTGCTGAGATTCTTGCTACTGAAAAGATCCCGTATGATAAAGCAGTACTCGCTGAAGTTGTGAAGAAACACTTTCCAGATTATCGTCGCGTTTTAAATGAACTTCAAAGATATTCTGTCAGTGGTAAGATTGATGCTGGCATTCTTTCTAGCATTGCCGATGTATCTTTAAATGAACTTGTAACCGCACTCAAGGATCAAAACTTTGGAGCAATGCGCAAGTGGGTTGCTGACTTTGGTGGTGATGATCCTGCAAAGATCTATCGTAAAGTTTATGATAGTCTGTATGACATTATGGATAAGTCAACTATTCCGAATGCAGTCATCATTCTCGCAAAGTATCAATATCAATCTGCATTTGTTGCTGATCAAGAACTAAACCTCACCGCATGTCTTACCGAGATGATGGTGGAGTGCAAGTTCAATGGCTGATCTATTCAAAGAAATAATTCCGTCTATCTTACAGACGAAAGAATATGCTCTCCTAACAGAGCAGGACGAGAAGTCATATTCTTCCTTTATGGTAAATCGCGCTCTCTCTTATCATCGAGACACGGTCCTCTGGGCGAACGAAATGAACCGATTTACGACTCTCGACAACAAACTCAAATACGACTTTCTCCTAAATATAGTAAGAGCGCAGAAGCGTCCATACAGTAAATGGCACAAGAAAGCGCAGAATAGTGATTTGAGTGTTGTCAAAGAATACTATGGATACTCCGATGCAAAGGCAGAGGAAGCATGTAAGATTCTATCTGACGATCAAATCGCCGTAATGAAAAAACAATTATATAAAGGTGATTGACCATGGTCGAAAAATTAGTAGAAGTCACATTAGAAAAACAAGACGACTTCCTCAAGGTTCGCGAGACACTCACACGCATTGGTGTTGCAGCAAAGAATGATAACATTCTTTATCAGTCCTGCCATATCCTTCATAAACAAGGAAAGTATTACATAGTTCACTTCAAAGAACTCTTTGAACTTGACGGAAAGCCAAGCAATATGTCTGATAACGATATTCAGCGTCGTAATACAATCGCGAATCTAATGGCTGAGTGGGGATTAGTGAAACTCGTAGATCCAGCAAAGACGAAAGACAATGTTGCTCCTCTGTCGCAAATTAAGATTCTTCCATTTAAAGATAAGAATCAGTGGCAATTGGTGTCCAAGTATACGATTGGAAAGAAAAAGAAAGAAGCATAATTGTTTGAATTGATATAAATAGAAGTGGATGCCCATAAGGGGTCCATAACTATAAACTTGCTTATTAAAGGAGTTACAAAATGACTAATATTACAACTTTATCATCTATCCCTTTTGATCGCCTACTTCCATCCGCTCTTGGGTTTGATAATGTGTTTGCAACGCTAGACAATGCAGCACATCTTTTAACTTCAACGGCAACATCTTTCCCACCTGTGAATATCGTCAAGACTGGCGAATACACATTCAATGTGGAATTGGCAGTTGCTGGATACAAGAGAGACGAGATTGAAATCACGGCAGAAAAGAACTCACTCAAAGTAACAGGCAAAAAGTCTGAGAAAGACGAACGCGAATATCTTGCAAAAGGTATTGCTGGTCGTTCATTCAGCAGACAATTTGTTTTATCTGACACAGTAGTGGTTCGTGATGCAAATCTTGCTGATGGCATTCTTTCCATTGAATTGGAGAACGTCATTCCTGATGAACAGAAACCTCGTAAGGTTGAAATTAAGTAACTGAGAAAAATATATTATGAGTCGTGATGAATTATCGTGGGATGAATTGTTTATCTTACAGGCTACTCTGATCGCTCAGAAAAGCAAGGACCCGTCGACAAAAGTCGGCTGCATCATAGTCAACGATGATAACGTCATTTTGTCGACGGGTTTTAATGGCTTTCCAAGAGGCATTGAAGAAGATTGGAAAGATCGTTGGAAGCGTCCAGAAAAGTATTACTGGGTTGAACATGCTGAACGCAACGCAATCTTCAATGCTGCTCGTGTTGGTGTTTCACTCAACAACTCACGTGCATATCTAAACTGGGAACCAAAGCCATGCGCTGATTGCACTCGCGCATTGATTCAAGCAGGCATCAAGGAAGTCATTGGACCAAACCGACCATGGACTGGCGTTGGTGCTGGTAAGCATTACTCAATCGAACATGCTGAAACCATGCTGCGTGAAGCAGGAGTCCGAATACGCTATTTCGACCTGCCCCCAGACCTATCCTATCCCCCAGAATAGGACCGCTCTCTCGGCTTTCTCCTCGGCGAGAGAGGGTATCGTAAGTTATTGATTTTACAAGAGTTTTTTCTGTTGTTTTTTCCTGCGTTTCATACGATAATGGTTGTATGAAACACGAAATTGAAAAAAACCCAGCGGCGTATAGGTTAGCCACAATCACTTCAATTAAAAGCCTGAAATTCGACGCAGTGCGC